AAACCCCAACGTTTAATGCTGGACGCAGCAGGAGCATATTATGAGTGAACACAAAAAAGAAGCAAAAGCCTCATCAGCCGCAAAATTGCAGCGCATGGGCCTTAAATTAGAAGATGGCAGCAAGTCGTTTACGGACGAACGCGGCGGTTCTCCTTTTGAAGGATTAAACAGCGGCAATTCTGGCAAAATGCCTATTACCCCCTCCCGTTTTAAACGCGGCGGCAAAGTTAGCAAACATGCTAACCTTGAGGGTGAAAAAACCAAGCACAATCTTGGTAAAGCGCCCCGCAAGGCCGCTGGTGGACCGCTCCCGCACCCCGGCCAACGCCGTGAGCCTGTTCCTCTCCCTCCTCGCCGTTCTGTCGCGGATGAATATGAAGCATATAACCCAAATGAAGATACGGATTTAGGTTCAAAGGGATTTAGCTACGCCCGTGGCGGCCTTTCCAGCATGAACCCCGCCAAACGTAAAGCGGCAATTGGCGCAATGGTTGCACGTAAAAATAAAATGGGCGTTCCTTCCGCTCCTCCACCGTCGCGTGGAATTTTACCAGCTTCTGTAACACCAATGTCAAATCCTGTTCCAGCAATGGGCCGCAAGCGTGGCGGTAAAGCAGAACATCCTGACGAGGCCCAAGACAAGAAGCTGATGCACAAAGTGCTGAAGCCGAAGGCGTTTAAAGCCAAGGGCGGAAAAATCATGCACCATGACGACTGCACCTGCAAAATGTGCAGCGGCGGCATGGCGTATCGGTCAAAGAAATTTGACGGCGGCGGCATTACGGGCATGAATCCTATGATGCAACGTCCCGGAACAACGCAACCCAATATGATGCTTCGCCCACCAATGGGACAAGGCCCCGGTATGGGTCAAAGCGCAATGGGTCAAGGTCCATTTAATCCAATGGGAAATCGTCCTATGCGCGCTTCTGGTGGTCGCACTAAAACGGGTAAAACAAATGTTAACATCATTATTTCACCGCAATCTGGACAAGGCCAAGCACCTTTGGGCGCTGGTGTTGGAATGGGTCAGCCTCCTGTCCCGCCAATGATGCCTCCAATGGGTGGTATGCCCCCTATGCCTCCGGGCGGCGCAATGCCACCCATGATGCCTCCGGGTGGGGCACCCGCTGGATTGCCTCCACAGCTTATGGCAGCGCTTGCTGGCCGTGGCGCAATGCCTCCTATGGCCCGCAAATCAGGCGGTCGCGTAGGTAACGTAATGCCAAAATACCAAGAGAAAGATTATGGTTCCGGGTCTGGTCTTGGTAGGTTGGAAAAGAAAAAGTGGCCTACAGCAAACGGAACTGAATAAGGAGTTATATGGCTTCCCTTGATCTGCTCCTCTACCGCAAATTGGAAGAGCGTATTGAAGAAGAAAGGGAGAAACAGGCAGAGAGCATTCTGAACGGTTTCTCCCCAAACTATGAGGACTATAAGAACCGCGTTGGGTATTTAAAAGGATTATCCGACGCACTTATCTGGGCGAAAGAGACAATGGATGACATTGTCGGCATTGATAGAAAAGCGAGATAAACAATGAAGACTGCGACTATGAAGATGCTCCATGCGGCTGACCCCGCAGCGGAGTTAAAAACTGCAATTGGTGACATTTCCAAAATTAAGGTAATGCACAACAACATTCTCTGCGCCGTATATAAACGGCCAGAACGCACGGCCTCCGGCCTTTACCTCTCAGATGGCATCCGCAAAGAAGACGAATATCAGGGCAAGGTAGTTCTTGTGCTGAAAAAAGGTCCAATTGCGTTTATGGATGACGACAAAACTGCGTTTGCTGGACAAAACGTGAACGAAGGCGATTGGATTGTGCTTCGTTCGTCCGACGGTTGGAAGCTGAATATTAACGGCGTTCTTTGCCATGTAATTCAAGATGTTCAGATTAAAATGGTCATCCCTGAGCCAGATATGGCGTTTTAAGGAGGTATAAATGTCAGAACTAGAAGCCGCTGAAATTACAGTTACCGCCCCTATTGTCTCATCAAACCGGGAAGATGATTTGGGTGCAATTGAAAATACGCCAGTAAAAGAACCTGAGCCACAAAAACAAGATGATGGCGTTGAGCTTTTAAAAAGGCAATTAAGCGAAAAACAACGCGAAGCTGAAGAATTTCGCCGCCAAAAATCTCAATTGGAACAATTTGCATATAAAGCCGCACAAGAAGTCAAATCTTATCAAGTTCAATCGCAGGATAACCAGCTTATTGCATTTACTAATGCAATTGCGAGCTTTGAGCGCGATGCGGAAATGCTTGAAAGGGATTACGCAAACACTTTGGCGGAAGGCGATTATACAAAAGCCGCCAAAATACAACGTCAAATGTCTCAAATTGAGTCAAGATTAACACAATTGGCACAAGGACGAGAAGCTGTTCAAGAAAAATTGGAATATGAACGCCAAGCCCTTGAACAATCTCGCCGCCAACCGCCACCGCGCATTGAACAACAGCCAGTTGACCCAATTGAAGCTGCAATTCAGGCGGTTCAAAGCCCAACTTCACAAGCTTGGCTGCGTTCCCACCGCGATGTTCTTGCGGACCCCGTTAAAAAGAACCTTATGACGGCGGCTCATTGGGAAGCTGAGGCTATGGGCATTCAAGCAGATACCCCAGAATACTTTGCTCACATTGAAAATAAGGTTTATGATTCTGAACCCTCTCGTCCAGCGGCCCAACAGCCCCGTGCTCGTCAAGCAATGTCGGCTGCGCCCGTTTCTCGGACCAATTCCGCGCAAACTTTCCGCGCTGGTCAACAGGTTACAATGACTTTGACCCCTGCGGAACGTCAAGCCGCAAGGGATATTGATATGAGTGACGAAGAATACCTTGAAGCAAAGCTGTATTATCAGCAAAAAAACATGCTGTGAGGTAAATGATGTCAGAAACAATTAAACGCGGTCCCGGACGGCCAGCTAAAACCCTAATCACAGAACAAATGGAAGAAAACATGACTGAATTACGCCAAAATGACACTCAAGAGTTGGGTGTAGCGCCAGTTACCCGTGGCCTCCGTGAAGCTGCGCTTCGTACGGAAGAACTTCGCGCCAGAATGAACGAAGATTCAATGGACCCATCAATGTATGATGAGTTTTACATTGATCCTCGTAAAATTCCAGAAGGTTGGGATTATAATTGGAAACGCGAATCCATTGCGGGCATGACAGATGAGCAAAATTTGCTTGAAATGCGTTCTGGCGGTTGGGAACCAGTGGATACCCGTCGTCATCCAGATATGATGCCTATTGGTCATAGCGGCGCTATCCGTAAAAAGGGCATGATTTTAATGGAACGCCCTAAAGAAATTACAAATATTGCTCAGGATCGGGAACTTTCTACCGCCCGTGAATTGGTTAACCAAAAGGAAAAAGCATTGGGTATTGCCCCTGCCGGAACCTTTGAACGAGACCGTAAACAGACGGGCGTTCGCAAATCTTTTGAGCCATACCAACCAATGGCAATCCCACGCGNTTAAAAAAGAGGGCTTCGGCCCTCTTTTCCCCTATTGCANTGTATTAATTACGGTGTTATAGGAANANTTATAACTCCATTACGCGCCGTAGTGGGCTTCCCCTCGTTGGATATTTGAAGACGCGCTGTCTGATTGTATCCTACCGAAAAGGAGCGACCTATGGCGAACACTTCTGCGCCCAATGGTTTCGTACTTGCAGGATTTCTGGACGGGCGCACTGGTTCCCTTGGACAGTCGGCGTATCAGATTCAATCTGCCTATTCTTCAAACATCTTCTCCGGTGACCCCGTACAGCTTTCGGGCGGCTATGTCATTGCTGGCGCTGCTGGCACAACTGCCGTTCTTGGCGTGTTTATTGGTTGCGAATATTACAATTCGTCCGTAAACCGCGTTGTTTGGTCGCCATATTGGCCCGCCAGCACGACCGTTCCATCGGGAACGACCATTACGGCGTATGTAATTGTTGACCCACAGGCAACGTTTAACGTTCAGTCGTCTGGTTCGGCAGCAGTTACTCAGGCTCAGGTCAATTCTAACATTGACTACGCTGGTAACTCACCTGCATCGCCAGCCGCTTATCAGCTTTTGTCGGGTCAATCCACGGCATATGCTAACCAAGCCAACATCAGCACGTCAACGACGTATGCTTTCCGTATTCTTTCGCTTGTAACGGCTCCTCCGGGCGCTAACGGCACGGATACGACGACCGCATACAATCGTATCATCGTTGCGTTTAACAACCAGTCCTTCCGCCTGACGGCTGGGTCGTAATAGGAGTAAGTTCAAATGGCTATTAATCTCAGTCAGATTCGTGACCTTCTCCTCCCCGGCCTCCGTGGAGTTGAAGGTAAATATTCGCAGATTCCATCCCAGTACGACAAGGTGTTTGAAATCACCAAGTCAAACATGGCTTTGGAACGCACCGCTGAAATGCGTTACCTTGGTCTTGCTCAGTTGAAGCAAGAAGGTGGTAACACTCAGTTTGATAACGCCGCTGGTGAGCGTTATGTGTACAACCAAGAGCATAACGAAATTGCACTTGGCTACGCAATCACCCGTAAGGCAATTGATGACAACCTCTACAAGGCACAGTTTAAGCCAACCAACCTTGGCTTGACCGAATCGTTCCACCAGACCAAAGAAATTTATGCCGCCAACGTGCTCAACACGGCGCAGACATACAATGCATCCATTGGCGGTGACGGTGTCGCACTCTGCTCCACGTCGCATCCTATTGATGGCGGCTTGACGATTGCTAACACGCCTACGGTTCAGGTTGATCTGAACGAAGCAACTTTGCTTAACGCAATGGTTTCTATTCGTCAGAACTTCCGCGACATTGCTGGCATTAAGATCTTTGCTCGTGGCCGCAAACTGATCGTTCCTCCTTCACTTGAGCCAGTTGCTATTCGTCTTACGAAGACGCAGCTCCGTCCGGGTACGGCAGACAACGATACGAATGCGATCCTCTTTACGGGTGGCGGTCTGCCAGAAGGTTACATGGTCATGGACTTCTTGACCTCCAACTATGCTTGGTTCTTGCTGACGAACATCAAGGGTCTTGTGTATATGGAGCGCATTCCATTTGAAATGGACATGCAAGTAGACTTCACGACCGATAACCTTCTTGTTAAGGGCTATGAGCGTTATCTCTGGGCTATTACAACTGGCGTTCTATCTACGGCAGCTTCCCAACCTCGTAAGGAGAAGGCAACATGTCTATTACAGCATTCTCCGGCCCGGTAATTTCTTTCGGCCAGTCACCTATTGCTGGCTCAGAATATAACCCAGACTTAGGCTCCTCGCTATTTTAT